GCTTGTCCCTCTTGATGTGCATAGGGTGTACGTCAAGTCCCTAGACTTTTCTGCGTGCAGAAATGTTGGCAGTGATTTCAATCAAGGTGATCTTGGCAGAATTATGGAAGAAGAAAAAAACCTGCATGGCGTTGTGGTTCCAACGATGGAAATTGCCGGTGACAAGAAAACAGTGATCTTTGCAACTCGTGTTGCACACGCCGAACGCATGGCCGAGATTATTAATCGAACCAAGCCCGGTTCAGCCGCAACCATTGAAGGCAAGATGCCAAAAGATTTGCGACAAAAGATCATTCGAGACTATGTGTCTGGCAAAATTCAGTATTTGGTCAACGTGGGCATTGCTACCGAAGGCTTTGATGTTCCTGGCATTGCTTGCGTTGTAATGGCCCGACCCACGCAGTCGCGTTCTTTGTATGCGCAATGTTGCGGAAGGGGGACAAGGCCGTTGACCGGGATTCTTGATGGCATTGAAGACCCGGCCTTGCGTCGGCAAGCCATTGCTGACAGTGACAAAGCCAAGTTGACTGTTATTGATTTCGTTGGCAATGCAGGCAGGCATAGCTTGATGTGCGCAAAGGATGTCCTTGGCGGCAAACACGTTGATTGGACAGAGCACGGCCAACCTGTCATCCCTGCAGACGATTCAGGATACGCACAGGACCACCCGGATTACGAAGAGGATGAGCCCGCGCCTGATTACGAAGACCTAAACCAAGACGCTGAGAACGAGACCAGGAAGAAGCGCAAGGGGATTCGGGCAACAGTTGAATACGAATTGCGCTCTTCTGACCCGTTTCAGGTTCTTTCGATCAAGTCCAAGCGCTTTTCTGATTGGTACAAAAGGCGTCTTTCGGAGAAGCAATTGGGAATGTTGCGGCGTGCTGGCATCAACCCAGAATCGCACAACCCGGCAGAACAATGCGCTTTGTTTGACAGCGTCGTGAAAAGGCGCAAAGAAAACCTGTGTACTTTCAAACAAGCAAAGTTGCTTAACAAGTTTGGGGTTGATGGTTCTGCGATGACTTTTCGGGAAGCTTCGGATCAGATTGACCGCTTGATTAACAAAAAGAGGTGACTTGTGGGTGCTTTTGAAAGAGTATCAGCAAGAAAGAAGTGTCCTATTTGTGGCACTGGTGATTGGTGCCTTGTTGCTGTTGATGGCAGCGCCGCAATTTGCCCAAGGACAGAAAAGGGAAGCGCCAAGTACATCGATGGAAGCGGGTACTTGCACGTGCTAGACAACAGCAAGTCTGCTGGCGGCAATTACGCGTCAGACAAAGCGGTACAATCGTACCGTTCTGAATTGCCATTGCACAATTCTGTTCAAGCTGAGTTGATGAAAAACATGATGCTCAAAAGCTCGGACAAGATGCTGGTGTCTTTGATTGAAAACCTGGAAATCAGCGAAGAAGCTTGGTTGAGGCTGTGGATTGGATACAGCAAGACCAAAAGGGGTTATTGCTTTCCGATGTTTCGTAAGGGCTACCAATTGGTGGGCATACGCGTTCGGCAATCTGCTGGCAAGAAGTTTGCATTTACCGGGAGTCGTGAGGGTTTGTTTATTCCCAAGGGGTTTGATTCCGATAAGCGGCCCGTCATCGTGTGTGAAGGGCCTACTGACACCGCAGCTTGTTTAGATTTTGACTTTCGCACTGTGGGAAGGCCCTCTTGTCTTGGTGGTCAAAAGCTATTGGTTGAGCTTCTTCAATCTGAACACGTGTGCATATTGGCGGATTCAGACGGCCCAGGACAAACTGGTGCGCAAAAACTTGCAGAGGCCTTGCAGGGAAAGTCGAAAAGTGTTTCAGTTGCAACGCCGCCAGCAAAGGATCTTCGAGAATGGAAGTATCAAGGGTGTCAAAGAATCGATGTTCTCAACCTGATACGTGGCGCTGCTACCTCCCCGGATACGATTTAGTAAACCCAAACAAGCTTATGCGCATGCATTGGGCGGTAAGAAAAAAAGCGTACAAAAACCTGTTGCACATGATTGTGGCTTACGGAGACAAGCCGCTGCCAAAGTTTGAAAATCAGGTTGATATTAAAGTCACAAGGTTGTGGGGCAAAAGGAAAAGGGCTTTTGACATTGACAATTTGTACGGTGGTTGCAAATTCATATTGGATGCATTAAAAGACAAGGGTGGTTTGGGCGTGATACAAGATGACAGTCCAAGGCACGCAACACTGAAAGTGGAACAAAGGAAATGTGAAAAAGATTCGGTTGGTGGGGTTGAGATTTTTGTGAAAGAGTCTGACAATTAAAACATGCTCGTTGCTGGCGCGAGATCAAGTCTCAGGACAGCCAGTAAGCCTTAGCGCGGCTCGGTAGCGCTTTATTGGAGAACGGCAAAGTCGGCGCACCGACACACTGCTTTGCCCGCTCAGTCCGCGTTCTCCCAGGCAGGGTGAAATCGTGCGATGCCTAAACACGCACGGCGGCTCGTCAAGCTAATTTCGACGGGTAGTGAGAAGCACCGGCCCCGCAAGGGGTCGGTCTGTCAACTTTTTCTCAAGGTAGTAATTTTCGGTTGGGATAAAATGCAAACTGCCGATATGCTCTATGTCTCAACTTGAATCTATTTGAGCATTTGCATGCCTTCTGTTGACAAAAAAACCGACCCCTGGCAGATGATACAGACCTTTGTTTTGGTGGCTACTGCTGCGGGGTTGTTTGTGACTATCGGCAGAAAAGATCATTTTGTGGAAATGAACGGCGTTCATATTGGTGAGTTGAGAGACATAACTCAAGATCTCGTCAAATCACAAGTTCTTTCTGAAGCTAATGATTCCACACACGCCTTTTTTTTAGAAGAGCTTAAAAACAGAATTCAACGCCTTGAAGACCGGGGTGATTGAAAATGGAAGCTCATTTAGTTTCAATTGGGCTGAGCATTGCTGGCCCTGCAATCCTGGGCATATTTGGGTTTTTGTGGCGCGTAAACACCAAGCTCACTGCTATCGAGCATCGCATTGAAGCCCACGAAAACCGAATCTCTGCAAACGCAAACAAGCTTACAAAGCATTTTGAAAAAGCTTTTACAATACGAAAAGACGTTAGATGAAAACCTTGCGTTTTTTTATGCTTGTAAGCTTTGTTTTTATTGGCCTTGCAGGATGTCAAACTGCGCCTTTAGATTTTTCGTCGGGAAAAGCAGTCGGCATTTTGCAGGGGGCGAAAGACACAACGGAGACGTTGACTGTCTTAAGCGGCATAGGGGGGCTGTGCCTGATTGCGGGAATGGTCTTGCTAGTAATCAGCAGGGGCCAGAGGGGCTGGTATCCAATTATTGGCGGCATAATTTTGGTAGTCTTAAACTACGGAATTGCAAGATATTCGCATTTCCTTTTTGCACCTGCCCTGGTTTTTACTGGAATGATCAGCGCAGCTTGGACCTACAAAACTATCAAACAAATTGTCTTGGAGAAAAAATCAAAATGATTACCATTGCATCTATCTCTAGCTTTTTTGGAACTGTTTGGTTTATGGCTCTTTTGTGCGTAGCCTCTTTTGGTGCTGGAGTCGTGTTTAAAGATCAATTCCTCAAGATCATCACTGGTGGTCGCTGGCAGAAATAAACAAATGCTTGGATTACTTGCAACTTTTGGTTTGTCGTGTTTGGTTTTCAACAACCATCATTCAGACGATTGGTCTATTGAATACGACATTACAGTTGAAGGTCCAAGAGTGGTCTATGAAGGCACTGCCAGACTGCACCTAGATCAAAGCGACCCGTTAGCGTGCATGGAATATCAGTTTGATGTTCCAGAAAACTACCGCTTGTGCGGTCCTGCTATTTCAAGTAATCCTGGCGAGCCCATGTTGGCTTTCGACTCGTACGAGCACGAAGGCAAAACACTCCAAATTTCGTGGTGTAGATTTTTAAGTCATTACCACTTGTTTCCAGTAAGCGTGCCACGACATTTTGTTTTTTTTGTCATGCGTACTGAATTTGGCCCCGATGATGTTCTAAAGCTGTTAAGCGACTGGGACATGGAAAATAGTCCCTGGGATTTAAATAATGATGGAATTGTCAATGGACCAGACCTGACAATTCTTTTGGGCGGTTGGAAAAACAATGAGGGAACGTCGTAAAGCTAAGATTGCAGCGATATCTTGCACGCACTCTCCCTTTACGCCACCAGAAACGCATGCTTGGTTATTGGACCAACTTGCCGACATCCCCGATTTGACACATTTTGGTCATCTTGGGGATGTTTTTGAAGCAGGGGCTGCCAGTGTTCATGCCAATGAATTTGAGCATTCGCTGTGCGACGAATATGAGCACGCCAGCAATCTCCTCAAATCAATAAGAGATGTGCTGCCCAAAGATTGCATACGGTGGATTAACACCGGCAACCACGATGACAACATCCAAACACAAGACCCCAGGCGAATTCCGAAATCGCTTCGTGGGCTTGTTGACTGGAAATCGCATCCTGAATTTGGCAAAGAATTTAACAACTGGTATTGGGTCCCATACGAAAAAACCAAAAGGGGGGTTTACAGGGTCGGCCAATGTCATTTCTACCACGGATTCGATTCCGCTCAAAATTCTGACGAACTTGAGGGATTGCAAATATTGGGTGCGTGTGGATGGGTGCCCTTTAGTTTGACCGTGCGAGGCCATACGCACAGGCCAGTAGACCCGACGCAATCGCGAAGAACAGCCAAGATACCTCTGCCATTTTGGTACTCCAATGTTGGAACGTGCGGCCCATTAAGGCCAGATTACATGAAAAGAAAAGACACCAGCCAATGGGGTACTGCCCTGGCTATCGTAGAATGTTATTGGGATAGACCTTCTCGGCTAAATGGCCGATGTTGGGAAGCAGAACTTGTGAGGATGTCATAAATGCTCTCTGCCGCAGAAAAAATGAAGGCTGAAGTCCAGAAACATTCGATTTATTGGATGACGGAATTCGAATTAGACAAATGGCAAGTAGCAGGAGTTTTGTTTGACATAGCCATGGACCTGCTTATGGTCGTAGAAATTGACGAACTCGAAGATGAAGAATAAAATTCTTAAGGAGAATTAAAATGCCATATGGCAAAGGAACTTACGGCAAACAGGTTGGTCGGCCTAAAAAGAAAAAGAAGAAGGCTGCTGCATCTTCTAAAAAGCAACCAAAGAAACGGTAGGAACTGACATGGCACGAGGTTCAGGAACAAGGCGTCCTTCAAAATCGTCGAAACAGCGCAAGGGCAGTAAGGCTTCTTCTCGCAAGGGAACGCCACGCTCGGCCATGGCCAGCGCGAAGCAGAACCCTAAACGAAGAAGGTAAACCATGTACAACACTGGTTTTCATTGGCTTGCCAGCACAGATCTTTCAAGTGTTTCTGCTACCGTGTACGGTTCAGGCGCTTCGTGGCTTACGTCAGCCCGCCTCGAAGCAGACCTCGCAGCTAATCAAGTAGCTGTTTTGGATGTTGAAGGCGCCAAAAACATTGCAATTTGCCCGTTTGCCTCTTCTGTTACGGCAGATTCAGGAGGCAGCGGCACAACGTCTGC